GTTCATTTATTGAAACTTTTTCTGAAAACTGCCGATTCATATTTACATGTAATTATAAGCAAAAGATCATTGCACCTCTTCACAGTCGAACCACTGTGATTGAATTTAAGTCCGAAAAGAAAGATAAGGCAGCTTTGGCTTCTAAGTTCATGAAGCGCATGCAGACTATTTTAGATACCGAGGGTGTTACATACAAAGATCCTGTACTTGCAGATTTGTTGATGAAGCACTTTCCCGACTATCGCCGAGTTATCAACGAGCTACAGCGTTACAGTTCATCGGGTACAATTGACGAAGGAATTCTTAGCAATCTCGCAGAGATAAATACTAAAGAACTAATTTTATCTTTAAAGGATAAAGATTGGAAAAAGATGCGACAGTGGGTAGCTAACAATGTTGATAGCGATCCACAAGGCATATTTCGTTATATTTATGATTCGCTACTGCCTGAAATCAAAACAGTTCCACAGATGGTTCTGTTGATTGCTGACTACCAATATAAGTCAGCTTTTGTTGCAGATCAGGAAATAAATCTCACCGCTTGTCTAACAGAAATAATGGCAAGTATACAGTTTAAGGATTGATAAATGAAGTTGCCCAAAATTCAAAAACAAATAAAAATAAAAATAGTTTTCAATTCTGGATATACACATGTCTTTTGGATAAAAGATCTACATATAACTGACCGTGGCCAATTAGAATGGGAACACATACACAATGACAATCAACTACTTGAGTTTAAGCCAGATGAAATTACTTCTATTATAAGAGTGGGCAGTCGCAATAAAATTATTTGGAAATAAACTATGAGCTTTTTGGAAGAACTAGGACCACCTGTTGTTGAGATTGACGAGTCTGAATTTAATGTAAAAATTAAAAAAATCAGTCCATTTGATTTTACCAATAGCATCACTGATAGTAAAGCCAGTATCATAATTGATGAAGAATCCGAAAAGCAATACAATGCCTTCATCGTCAACCGTGCGATGGCTTTTGGTGCAGACACAGTGATAGCAGCAAATGAGATGAATGCTAGACCGCACATCGATAATAAAATGCAGTATGATTTTCTTCGGTCTGTTGTTCGTAAAGGCAAGAGATATAATAAGTGGATAAAATCTGAAGAAGAAGATTTAGATGCAATACAGCAATATTTTGGGTATAGCTTTAATAAAGCCAAAGACGCCCTCAGAATTTTGACCAATGAAAATATCACAGAAATCAAAAACATTTTAGTTAGATCAAAGGGCGGCAATCTATAAATTTATAAATACATTTGATTGTAATTATATTAATAAGGTAGATTGAAATGATTGACCGAGATGATTTTTTTAACATTGATTGCGATGGATATATACCATTAGAAATTCTGTTAGAAGATCCTGAAAATTTTTTAAAAGTGAAAGAAACTCTTTCACGTATAGGCGTAGCTTCTAAAAAGGACAAGACTTTATATCAGTCTTGTCATATACTACATAAACGAGGTAGATATTTTATTACGCATTTTAAAGAGCTTTTTGCTCTTGATGGCAAAGAAGCCGACTTTACTGAAAACGATTTGCAGCGAAGAAATACAATTGCAAACCTTTTACAGGAATGGGGATTAATTAAAGTATTAAATGATGGAGAACTTGATGTGTGTCCATTGAGTCAAGTAAAAATAATTTCTTATAAAGAAAAAAGTGAATGGAACTTGGTGCCAAAATATAACATTGGGAAGAAACGATAGGAAATACCTATGTTAAATAATAAGAAAGTATTTCCGTATTTGTTGCTAGTCGGACAAGTAACGGCAATGCTTTCTACTTGTTTGATGTTCCTATATGGTAATGCATTAGAGTGGTCAATCACGCTTATCGTCTACCTTTGTATGATGTTAAGTATCACTGTAGGATATCACAGACTAGCATCTCATCGAGCATTTTCTTGTCCTAATTGGCTAAGAAATGTTTTTTTGTTCTTTGGCGGCATACCTTTTTATGGGCCTGCTATCGTTTGGGTAGCAAACCATAGAGAACATCATCTATACACTGACACAGAAAAAGATCCTCACAGTCCTTATCACAAAGGTTGGTTCAGAGCGCATTTTCTACAAGTGTTATCGTCAATAGAATTTAAGTATGTTCGTGATCTGTTAAAACAAGATGACTATCGCAAACAAACTAAATATTATTGGCACATGATTGTTGCATACGGCACGATTCTTTATTTGATAGATCCGTTTGCTGTAGTTTATGCTTATCTTGCGCCTGCAGGATTCAGTAAACTAATAGGAAGTTTGGTATTCAGCTACTCACATAGAAACAGAGTTGCTAATGACGATATGTGGGTAGGATTGCTCACATTAGGTGAAGGCTTTCACAAATTACACCATCAAAAAGCGCATGTACATAGATGGCACAAGTATGATTTTGGTGGAATATTGATAGAAGCTATTGACAATACGAAAAAAGTTTAGTATTATAGTTAAATGATGTATAAATAAGATTGCTGATAGCAAGTCGTCAGCGTAGTCCGACGCTTCACAAAGAAGGAACAGCGGGCTTGTTATTAGCACCACCCGAGACGCCGTAAGGGTCTCACACATAAAACTCGCTTAATAGGAGAAGTAAAATGGTAACTCGTAAGTTTAATGTGGCCGACATGGCCGAAATCTTAGATAATGTTCGTCCATTCACAGTGGGCTTTGATAGAATGTTCAATAACTTGGAAAATGTTTCCGAGCTTTCAAGCAACTATCCCCCATACAACATTGTCAAAAAAAGCGATGAAGAGTTTGTCATCGAGCTTGCTGCGGCAGGATTTACTAAGGATGAATTCAACATTCACGTAGTTCCCGAAGGCAAGAAGCTCGTAGTACAAGGTGTTCAAGATCGTGGCGAAGACAAAAAAGAATACTATCATAAAGGCATTGCAGCAAGAAACTTCACTCGCACTTTCGCATTGAATGATGATGTTGAAGTAACTGGTGCAGACTTCGTTGATGGTATGTTGAATATTTCTCTTGTGAGGATCATTCCTGAAGAGAAGAAACCGAAAGAAATCAAAGTGAAATAAAAATAGGATATTATTATGGCCAACGTACAAATTATTAAACTTTCTTCAGGCGAAGATATCATTGGTGATGTCACTGAAGTAAATCTTGAAGGCGGTAAAATGCTTCAGATAACAAAGCCGTGCTACATTATGATGAGACCAAAGCCTGAGAATGAATACGAATTTGTACTTGGCCTAACTCCATATTGTCCATATGCTAAGGATCAATCTGTTCCCATTATGCCTATGCATGTTATCTCTATATACTATCCTTCTACTGAGCTATTAAATGAATATAATCGCAGATTCGGTAGTGGTATTGTTGTGCCTGATGATAAAGTAGCAGCACCTGCTCCTAAGCAAATCATTACAGGATAAATTATGTACGAATATAGAGCAACGATAAGAAGAGTAGTGGACGGTGATACCGTAGACGTTGACATCGATCTCGGATTTGGTGTCTGGTTAAAGGATGAGCGTGTCCGTATCATGGGCATCGACACACCTGAATCTCGCACACGAGATAAGGTTGAGAAAAAGTTTGGTAAAGCAGCCGGTGCTAGATTGAAATCTCTGCTCGGCAAGACTGCTGTACTCAAGACTCGTGTAGCAAAAGACGGCGAGGACATGAAAGGTAAGTTCGGTCGTATCTTGGGTGACTTTGAAGTCTACTATGTTGCCGAAGACCGATACTGCTTGGCAGGTGAGATTCTAGTGAAAGAAGGATATGCGGTGCTGTACGAAGGACAGTCTAAAGACGATGTGCAGGCAGCACACATGGTAAATCGCCAACGACTTATTGCCGAAGGTGTCGTTTCGGCGTAAAGATCGCTCAAGCATATTAAAGTTTTTGAATGATTATTATATTTAATATGCTTGACATTCTTTCTTTATTGTAGTATTATATTATTATGTTTTATTATCTACAGGTGACATTATGGCAACCAAAATACTGGTAGAAGAATCTGCCGACTATGACAATTTTCTAGAAAAAGATGTGCGTCTTCAAGATGACTATACAATGTCTCTTGAAAAATTTTTTGGTGAAGAGCTTCCTCCTGTTCTGCCTCCTAAAGTTCTGTCCAGAGAAGAAAAGGCAGGAGTACACAAGGTTCTTTATGTACATTTTAGAAATGTAGACGATCTGGAAGACTTTTGCAATAAAATGCAAATAATGATAGACTATAAAACAAATGTTGTCAAGTTTCGTGCAGATAAAAACAACAATGTATTATTTGCAGACGAAGATATTCCAGTAAAGATAGACAAAAATCTTCTAATACCTAAAAAAAGCAAAACATCAAGTTCAAACCTTGACGTGGATGTCCAAGATGCAGTAGTAGATGTCAATTCTAAATGGAAAGATCATTGGATTGATATGCCAGAATATACACAAAAAGAAGACGTGCCATTCAGAACCGTTCATTTTCATTTTGACAACGAGAAAGATTATCAAGACTTTTCTGCGCTGATAGATCAAGATATCACAGCAAAGACAAATTCCACATGGTATCCAAAAAAATATGTAACGAAAAATATGCTATTAAGATGGGTTGATGAAGCTGATCCAAAACCTCTTCGTCATCCTATGTATATTGTGTCTAAAGGCAGAGCAGATACAATGATTACATCTAGATCATTGTCTCGTATGAAGATACCACATTATATTATAATAGAGCCACAAGACGAAAAGTCCTACGATGCTGCTCTCGACACTTTTGGTATTCGTGACTATGTGACTCTTTTAGTTGCACCATTCTCAAATCATGGCGATGGACCTGGTCGTGCAAGAAACTGGGCATGGGATCACTCAATTAGTATAGGTGCTTCATGGCATTGGGTTCTAGATGACAATCTAGCAGATTTCTATCGACTCCACGAAAACGAAAGAATTCGTTTCGAGAGTTCTACTGGTTTTCGTGTCATGGAAGATTTCTGCGATAGATACGAGAATGTTTACATTGCTGGACCACAATACAGATTCTTTATTGCGCCTGGACAAGCATATCCTCCATTCGTTGCTAACACTCGAATCTATTCTTGCTTGTTGATTCGTAATGACTGTAAGCACCGTTGGCGTGGCCGATATAATGAAGATACTGATATCTGCCTGCGAGTGCTTAAAGATGGTGATGTTTGTTTGCAGTTTAATGCATTCATGCAGGGCAAAATGGCAACACAGACTGTAGCAGGTGGCAATACAGCAGAATTCTATCATGCGGAAAACACTGAAGCCATGGATGACAAGGGCTACAACACAGATGGAACTATCAACAAATCTCAGATGCTTGCTGACATGCATCCAGATGTCGCCAGAGTAGTATGGAGATATGGTAGATGGCACCATCATGTAAACTACAATCCTTTCAAGAAAAACAAGCTTATATTGAAGGCAGACCTCAATATACCTAAAGAAACAAACACCTACGGAATGATACTAGATAGAAATTTTGAAGGGTAAAAAAAGACTTGACATATAGCTCTCTTTTATTGTATAATAGTTGAAATATTAGGGAGTTATCATGTTCTATACTTACGCTAGACATTACGGCAACAAAATTCTTTATCGTGGCATCAGTGCCAATGGTAAGCGACAGGTTTCAAGAAACGACTTTCAACCCACTCTCTTTGTCAAATCAGATAAGCCTAGCATATATAAATCTATGTTTGGTGAAACTGTTTCTCCCATAAAATTCGGTACAAATAAAGAAGCTTCAGAATTTATTCAGACTTATTCAGATGTTTCTAACTTTCCAATATATGGCCAGTCGGACTGGTGTTTTCAGTATATAACAGAAAAGTTTCCCAATGAAGTCAAGTGGGACCAAAGCCAAATTAAAGTAATATCAATTGATATTGAGACTACTGTAAACAATGGCTTTCCTGATGTTTTCAATCCACTCGAAGAAGTGACCCTAATCACAGTACAAAATGCATACACCAAAGAGATCATCACATGGGGCAACGGAGAGTACACTCCTACTGAACACACTGCACATTTAAATGTAGACTATCGCTACTGTTCAGATGAGAAAGATTTATTTAAGCAGTTCTTAGATTGGTGGGCACAAGATCCACCTGATGTTGTCACTGGCTGGAATATTCAACTATTCGATATTCCATATATTGTAACAAGGTCAGAGAGACTCTTTGGTGACGATATGAAAAAAGCACTGAGTCCTTTCAACCTCGTCAACAAAAAAGAAGTTACGCTTGGCACTCGAAAATATCTCCGCTATGAGATGTGGGGAGTTGCACAACTAGACTATTTAGATTTATACAAGAAATTTACCTATGTCACCAGAGAAAGTTACAAACTAGATCATATTACGGAGGTTGAGCTTGGTCATAAGAAGTTAGAGAATCCTCATGACACATTTAGAGACTTCTATGAGAAGGACTGGAACTTATTCGTAGAATATAATATTATCGATACGGTTCTTGTAGATCAGTTAGAAGACAAGTTAAAATTGATTGAGTTGTGTTTGACAATGGCATACGATGGTAAGATGAACTATTCTGATGTTGCATCTCCTGTAAAAACGTGGGACTGTTTGTTATATAATCACCTGTGGGAACAGAATGTTGTATTTGGTCAGAAATCTTCAAAGCAAGGCAGACAGATAGCTGGTGCTTATGTGCAAGAGCCTGTTCCTGGTCAGTATGAATGGGTAGAAAGTTTTGATGCAACTTCACTTTATCCGTCAATTATTATGCAGTACAACATGTCGCCCGAGACACTAGTTCAAGGTGAAGTTTACGATGTTACTGTAGACGGTATGTTAGAGAGAAGTTACGACTTCAACGGCAAGTATGCAGTCGCAGCAAACGGCCAATGCTTCTCACGGGACAAACTAGGATATATGCCTGAGATTGTACAGAAGTTTTTTGATGATAGGCAGAAATACAAAAAATTGATGAAAGAGTCTGAGCAGCTTCTTGAGGATACGAAAGATCCTAAACACAAAAACGATATTGCAAAGTATAACAACTTTCAGATGGCAAGAAAGATTCAGCTCAACTCTCTTTATGGTGCGATGGCTAACGAGTACTTCAGATTCTACGATGACAGAATCGCAGAAGGCATAACACTTTCTGGTCAATACATCATTCGTGCGACTGCCCAAGCACTTGATGTTTTCGTTAATAAAATAGTAGGCACCAAAGATGAGATGTACAGTTTTTATTCTGATACTGACTCTTGCTATATTACACTCAAGTCAGTTGTTGATAAGTTCTTTGCAGATAAAGAAATGGACAAACTCATTGACATACTTGACAAAATTGGCACAGAACAAATTGAACCCTGTATCTCAAAAGCAATGGACGCATTAGTAGACTACACTCATGCATATGAAAAGAAGATATTCTTTAAGCGTGAAGCCATCGCAGACAAAGCTATCTGGATCGCTAAAAAAAGATATGCGATGAATGTTTACGACAACGAAGGCACAAGATATAAAGAACCTAAGTTAAAAGTTATGGGTCTAGAAATAGTTCGTTCTTCTACCCCTGCTCCCGTGAGAGAGACTCTTAAGGAAGCAGTTCGGTTGACTCTGACTACAGATGAGAAAACTATTCAAAAATTCATAGCAAAAACAAAGAAAGAATTTATGAATATGCCTGCCGAAGATATTGCTTTTCCTCGAGGATGTAATAATTTAGGTAAGTACACTAGCATCGCTGACATCTATTCGAAAGGTACGCCGATGCATGTGCGTGGAAGTCTGCTATATAATCATTATCTAAAAAAGAATAGACTTACTAGTAGATATGAGATGATACAAGAAGGTGACAAGATTAAGTTTTTATATCTAAAAGAGCCTAACACCTTGCGTGAAAATTGTATATCATTCAACACAGTAATTCCACCAGAGTTTAATATACATCGATATGTTGATTATGAGTTAATGTTTCAGAAAGCGTTTCTTGATCCTATGGAGACAATTGTAAAATCAATTGGCTGGGACACGGAAGAAAGAAACACACTAGAGGATTTATTTTCATGAATGTGGTCATTGTTGGTCATGGCTTTGTTGGACAGGCGACTGAATATCTGTTACAGAAAACGCAGTGTAATATTGAAATACACGATCCCGTAAAAGGTCTGACCTCTGATTTTGAAAATACAGAGTACGCATTTCTTTGTGTGCCTACACCATCTAATGGTACGAATTTAGATCTGTCTGTACTCAAAGAAGTCTATCATGATTATAAAGACAAGTGCCAATTAGTTATTCGCAGCACGATAGGACCTGATCAAGTATCAGAGTTTCCAGAAGCATACATCATGCCTGAGTTTTTACGAGAGAAGCATTGGAAAGCGGATGTAGACGATAATGCATTGCCTTTAATAATAGGAATGAATGGATATGAAGGAGAGTTCTCAGAGATTTTCGAAAACATAGGAAAGACTGTTAGAATTTGCTCGCCAAAAGAAGCAAGCATGTTTAAACTTATGCGCAATACTGCACTAGCCATGCGAGTTGCATTAGCAAATGAATTCTATGAGATATGTAACAGTGAAAACTTGAATTACTCCACATTGTCAACAATGTTGCAGACAGATGCATGGACAGGCGGGACTCATTGGGATGTTCCTGGTCCAGATGGAAAGTTAGGATTCGGCGGCAACTGTTTCCCAAAAGACTTGACACACATGGCAAACTTGTGTTATAATGATCTCAATATAATGAAAGTAGCACTAGTAATTAACGAACTAAGGAGAACCTCATGAATCGCTTAAGGAGATGGTGGAAGAGAATAACACTAGAAGAGTATGAACTAATCATTACTGTTCCTGCTACTACCGTTTACCACGAAGATGGATCACGCACTGAGTCTGATAGAGTGGAAAGCTATAGAGCATCTAAATTAATTAAGACTACCCCAAAACTTTTTATTTTCATTGATATAGACGGGCAGCGACACGAGATTAGATTCTTAACCCCTAAGAATTTTCACATTGTAAAAATATGGTAAGGAGATATCATGAGCTTAATGGATAAATTGAAAAAGAATAGTACTATCAAAGATACAGCTATTCTCACTGATTCAAAGTTTTTTCAAACAAAAGATTTGATTCAAACATCAGTGCCTGCATTGAATGTAGCACTAAGTGGCAAACTTGACGGGGGTCTTACTCCTGGTCTGACAGTGTTCGCAGGCCCTTCGAAGCACTTCAAGACAGCGTTCTCGCTTTTACTTGCGAAGTCTTATCTGGACAAGTATGACGATGCGATTGTTTTGTTCTACGATTCAGAGTTTGGTACTCCCCAGGCATACTTTGATACTTTCAACATCGATACTAGCCGAGTGATTCATACACCTATCACAGACATTGAGCAGTTGAAGCACGATGTAATGTCTCAGATGAACGGCATTGAACGTGGCGACCATGTGATTGTTGTTGTCGATTCAGTAGGCAACTTGGCAAGTAAGAAAGAAGTTGAAGACGCACTTGACGGTAAGTCAGTCGCAGACATGACACGAGCAAAGCAGATGAAGTCACTGTTCCGAATGGTTACTCCTCACCTGACAATCAAAGACATTCCAATGGTAGTTGTGAATCACACTTATCAAACGATGGAAATGTTCAGCAAGGCAGTCGTATCAGGTGGCACAGGCATCTACTACTCAGCAGATAACATCTACATCATTGGTCGTCAGCAAGAGAAGACAGGCACAGACCTAACAGGCTACAACTTCATTATCAATGTTGAGAAGTCTCGATTCGTTCGTGAGAAGTCTAAGATTCCTGTTGAAGTATCATTCGAAGGTGGTATCAGCAAATGGTCAGGACTACTCGACATGGCAATGGAATCAGGTCATGTTATCAAGCCGAGCAACGGTTGGTATCAGCAAGTTGATATGTCTACAGGTGAAGCAGTAGAGCCTAAAGTAAGAAAAGCAGATACACAGAAGAAAGATTTCTGGTTGCCTATTCTTTCAGATCAAACTTTTATGGATTGGATTGCAAAACGATATACAATCTCTAGTTCAGATGGTATCATGAGAGAAGAAATCACAGAGGAAGATATCGCAGATGTTTACGAAGCAATTGAAAACTAAAGGTAACTGTGATCGGTGTCAGATAGTCATTCATGAAAATGATGTGGCAATATGTTTTCACACAGACGTAGAAGAATTATATCTGTGTGAGCCATGTGTTGAAGAAGTGTGCAAAGAAGCAATCAAGGAACATATTTAATGCAACAGAATATTGAAAGAATCATTCTTACCAATTTATGCAACAACGAAGAGTATTTACGAAAGGTTATACCTTTTTTAAAAAGTGAATACTTCTCTAGCAGTTCGGAGAGAGTGATATTTGATAAAATTGCTGCACACACAGAAACATACAATGCACCTCCTTCTAAGCAAGCAATTGTTATTGCTGTCACAGAAGACAAGTCTGTATCCGAGACTCAGTACAATGAAGTTCAGGCTATTGTTAATGAATTGGAACAAGAAGACACGAACGGAGAATGGTTACTAGACGAGACTGAAAAGTTTTGTAAAGACAAAGCACTATTCAACGCTATCATGGAAAGCATTCAAATCATTGACGGTAAGAACAAAGAGCTAGGCAAAGATGCATTACCTAGTATCTTGTCTGATGCGCTAGGCGTTGGTTTTGATAATAATGTTGGACATGACTACATTCAAAACGCAGATGACAGATATGAATTCTATCATCGTCTCGAAGAAAAGTTGCCATTTGATCTTGAAATGTTAAACAAGATTACTGAAGGTGGGTTATCAAATAAGACATTAAATGTAATATTGGCAGGCACTGGTGCAGGCAAGTCACTGTTTATGTGTCACGTTGGAGCTAGTCATATTGCACGAGGTAACAATGTATTGTACATTACCCTTGAGATGTCAGAAGAACGTATTGCTGAACGTATTGATGCCAATCTTATGAATCTGCCGATAGGTCAATTGAAAGACTTGTCAAAACAAATGTTTGACGATAGAATCTCTAAAATTAGCAATAAGATTCAAGGTAGACTGATTGTTAAAGAATATCCTACAGCTTCGGCACACTCAGGCCACTTCAAGTCTTTGTTGAACGAGTTAAAACTGAAGAGAAACTTTGTGCCTGACATTATCTTTATTGACTATCTGAACATCTGTGCAAGTAGTCGTTTCAAGGCAGGCACAGCAGCAAACTCTTATACAATTATCAAAAGTATTGCAGAAGAACTTCGAGGACTAGCAGTAGAGTTTGATGTTCCTATTGTTACAGCTACACAGACTACACGAACAGGCTATAACAATAGTGATGTTGAGTTGACAGATACGTCTGAATCGTTTGGTCTTCCTGCGACTGCTGACTTAATGCTTGCTCTTATCAATACAGAAGAACTTGAGCAAATGGGTCAGTTGATGATTAAGCAGCTAAAGAATCGATATTCTGACCCTACAGCTAACAAGCGATTTATGATTGGCGTAGATAGATCTAGAATGAAATTGTATGACTTAGAAGATTCACAAGCAGGACTTACTGATTCAGGTGCATCTAGACAAGATCAAACTCCTGTCTTTGACAGAGGCAAAAGCTCAACTACTGATAAGTTTGAAGGCATAAAGTTCTAGACTTATAAATAGTGAAAAAGGAGTTTCACTATGTCTGAAGAAATACAAAAATCAGGACATCATCCTGCTGATACAAACGGTGATGGTAAGGTAAGTCCAAAAGAGCAAGATTTGTATATGGAGTTCAGGCGCAAAGAACTTGAAGACCAAGATGCAATGCGAGATGCACAGCGCAAAATGGCGTGGTTTGCCCTCGGCGGCATGTTGCTGTATCCATTTGCAGTAGTTGTTGCATCACTTGCTGGACTAGATCAAGCACAAGGAACACTGGGTGATATGGCACCTACTTACTTTGTTGCTGTTGCTGGTATCGTAGCAGCATTCTTTGGCGCACAAGCATTTAGTAAGAAATAATTATGAATAAGAGATTTTTTATATTATGTGGAACAACATTTATACAAGAGAAGTACAACACGATAGATTTCCTTTTTATAAAGCAATAGTAGGTTCAGCAGAAAATAAAACTGTTATGGACTTCGGTGGCAACACAGGCAATTTATTACACTTCTCTGCCGGTGAAATCAAAGAAGAAAACTTTATCTGTGTTGACCTAGATGAGTCGGCGCTTTCAGTCGGTGAAACAGAATATCCCAATGCAAAATGGCTTTCTCATGACAGATACGGTTGGTGCTATAATCACCACGGAAATAGAAACGCTTCTTTTCCATCACCTGGAATTGATCACATCGATCACATCTTTTCGTACAGTGTGTTCAGTCACACGGACTTTGTCGAGCTAGTCACCTCACTCAAATGGATGAAGACCTTCAATCCTGAGATCATTGCTGTGAGTGTACTACTCACAGAAAACAAGGTTATAGCTGATTGGTTCTGGCACAGGCGTGTCCAAGAATATGGTAGATGCATTGACTATAGAGACCATTTAAGAGACTGCCAGACGACATTCTCGGTGTTTGACAACGACTTCATAGTCGAAGATACCCCACTCATGGCAGATTACCACTCACGCCACCTGATAACCTTTCATCGCCAAGAATGGCTACTAGCAGAGCTGGCGAAAGAGGGCCTTGAAGCTGAATTGGTGCAACCTCCCCATTGCTATCAGACATTTGTGGTGATACGCAACTCATAAGTTATTGATTTCACTAAAGAAATAAGGTGAAAATAATGCTTGACAAATCGCAAAATACCCTGTATAATGTACTTATAAAATGAAAAAACAAGCTGCGAAGGCTTTAAAAAAAGTAAAATAATGCTTGACAAATCGCAAAATACCCTGTATAATGTACTTATAAAATGAAAAAACAAGCTGTGAGGGCTTATATTATGAACGATACATGGAATCGAGACGATCTTACTGGTTACATTTCAGACAGATGGAAGGAGTTGAATGGCATTCGTCCTCGTTTCAATTGGGACGAATGGAGCACCGAGGAGCTTGAGACAGAGTGTGATCGCCTCAGCGCCCAGATCGAGTACGAGATCCATAAGGATCGTATTGAGATGGAGCAGGCTCTCGGCGCAATGCTAGCCTATGCTCCAGACTTTGAGACAGCCCAGCGCTGGTCACAGGAGGTAGCGTAATGAATTACTCTAAGTATCCTTGTCAGGTTGAGATGGTTAAATATCATCTAGATGGCATGAAATCAGGTATGCACACCAAAGAGAACATGGGCTTTATGTCTTGGAACGATGCTTGTACATGGGCAGGATCTGTAACTGAAAGCCATAAAGTTGGGTATGTTGTTCTGGAGATGCGCAATCTCGAAACAAATGAGTTAGAAAAGTTTTAATTAATGCTTGACATTGTACCCCTGATTCTGTATAATGTTTAGTATAGTAAAGAATTTGAGAGTGATCTCAGATAGCGACCGTAAAGTCGTTTAATTTTAAATGAAAGTAACTTAAAGGTGATTTAATTATGGCTACAACTACTACAACTGCTACAACTAATACTGCTAAGGCAGCTCCTGTTAAGAGCCAGAACGAAAAGATTCTTTCTTTCCTTCGCTCAGGTCAAACTCTTACAGCAGCTCAAGCAGCTTCTATGTTTGGTGTTAAGACTGTTAGCGCCCGAGTCGCTGAACTCCGTGCAGCAGGACAGCCCATTTACTCAAACGTAAATAAGTCTGGCAAAACTGCTTATCGTCTGGGTCGTCCTAGCCGTGCAATGATCGCAGCAGCCTATGCCGCAGCTGGTTCTTCAGTATTTAGCTAGTAGTAATGTCCTGGGCATGATGCGAAACTGCCCATCTAAATTTATTAGGAGGTAATATGGCAAATCATGTTGACAATTTTATTACTGTAATAGGCAACGAGGCAGCAACTGCCGAGTTTGAGAGAATTTTCTCTTCTGTGTTCAGTGATGATAAAGGCTTGAGAGACGCAGAGTTTCTACCAAGAGACGAAGACGGTCAAGTTGATATGAACAGCATAGGCGCTAAATGGGCGTATGTTGAAGATGTAAGTAACGATTATGCATCTGTGACCTCGGCATGGAGTGCCGTACTACCTTTTGTTGAACATTTAGGTGACCATCTCATGGACTTTGATTCTGAAGTAAAGGTTACTTGCAAGTTTACTGACGAGGGATGGGGATTCGTAGGTGCAGCAGTGTATGACGACCACCTTATTGATTCAGAGGAAGAATACTACGAAGATTTAGTCGAGTCTCGGTTAGCATATCTTGCTTCTAACGGTGAAGAAGTACTTAAAGATTCTGAAGACGAAGATTCTGAAGACGAAGAGTATGATCCATGGGAAGACGATGGTTGGTACGATTGGATTGATACTCGCCAAGATATGATACTGAGTGATCTACTGGAGTCGTGTGACGATGTGGCACAATAACGTTTTAACTGATTACTTAAAGGATTGGCCTGATATGACTGATAATGATGTAAAACGCAAGATCGCAAAAGTTGTGATTGCTAAACGCAATGCGATGGATCCTAGCTTCAAGTCTTACTGGGATACCACGGCTAAATCTCTAGCGTCTAAATATGATGTGAGTCTGGTAGAAATTGAGAAGGCGCCTGAGTATTATGCAAATGTTAAAACTAGTAGCATCAACTAAAATCTTTAAAAATGTTGGCAACGTAGATATTCCTATGTGGCGATGTGTTGATGGTAAAGAATATATCATCAAGCGTTTTGATATAGAGCCAACCTGGGCAGATGTAGGAGAAGCTATAAATAATTTTCAACATATTTTAGAAGGACTTTTAGAATCCGAAGTTAAGGAAGTGTATGCAGGGTTTGAACTCTACAAAAATGAGTCCATGACACACGGAGAAAACTTTCAACTCCAAAACGGCGGGACAATAGATTTTCCTGCTGAAGATGTGACAAAGATCGATGTGACGGAAGCAATGGATGGAATCAAAGGAATATAGATTCATATTTTTATTAACAACAAGGAGCCTCACGGCTCCAAGTTGCGTTCTGATTCCCCTTTTTTAGATTATTATAAATACAAGTATGATGAAATTTACAAAATTTTTGGCTGAAGAAGCGTCTGATGACAAGCTCAAACACCTTGAACATGTGGAAGATCATGTAATACACGGTGGTTCGGAAGGCTTTGGTCACGCATTCAATACACTGAATGGCGTACATGAGAAACTTAGAGGTACCGACAACAATACCAAGGTGACTATGAAATACGATGGTAGTCCTTCTGTTGTATTTGGTACACACCCAGAAACTGGCAAATTCTTTGTTGGTTCTAAGTCAGTGTTCAACAAAAAGCCTAAGCTAAATTACACACCAGAAGACATTCAAAAGAATCATGGGCATGCTCCTGGCCTAGTATCAAAGCTAAATGCAGCTTTGACGCATCTACCTAAGATACATGACGGTAAAGGCATCTATCAAGCAGACATCATGCATGCTGGAGATGTCAATCACGAAGGACATAGGGTATCATACAAGACAAATACTATTACTTACCATCATCCTGCTGATTCAGAACACGCACAGAAAGCGGTAAACTCCCACATAGGTGTAGCGGTGCATACTGCATATGAGGGTAATAAGTTTGAAGACATGAAAGTTAAACAGGGCCATGTCCCCGAACTACAAGAGCATCCGGATGTGCATCAGCTACCTATTCATCATGACCTATCAAAGGTTAGCTATACGCAAGCAGACCAAGCAGAATATAAAAAGCATTTAGATAATGCTGTGTCTGAATTTAAAAAAATGCCCAAAGAAGGCCACGAAGCAGTCACTAAACATGATACTCCAATAAAAACTTACTTGAACGCTACTGTAAGAGATGGATCGACTCCTTCACATGATGAATTTGCTAAACACTACTCTACTACAATGAAAAAGAAAGTTGCTGGTGTCAAGACAGACAATGCTAAAGCAAGACATACTAAGACTCACGATGATACTATGAGCCATGTTAAAGCAAACAAAGCACACATCGAAGGTGCGATTGCGATGCAGCAACATCTACAGAAAGCAAAAGGTGTGCTGACAAACGCTCTCAATACAAACAACACAATTGGACACGAAATAGCAGGCGCTCCTACGAATCCTGAAGGTTATGTTGTCCATCACAACGATAAACCATCAAAGTTTGTACACCGACACGAGTTCAGTGCTGCTAACTTTGCGAGGGCAGGTGACTAATGGCTAACAAGCACATGGTATTCAGCTTCGGAAGATTCAATCCCCCCACAGCAGGACATAGCAAAGTAGTTGACCACGTTATGAAGACTGCTGATAGCTTGAAAGCTGACCATAAAGTTATTGTTAGTCACTCACAAGACAAACACAAGAATCCTTTATCAGGTCAGCACAAAGTTGATTATGTGAAACATATTCACCCTGATGCAAATGTTGAAGCGTCAACTAAAGAACATCCTCACTTCATGGCACACTTAGCCAAGATGCACAAAGAAGGATACACACACGCTACGATGGTCGCAGGGTCTGACAGAGTAGAAGAGTTTCAAAAACTTGCTGATAAATACAATGGCCCTAACGGTCAGTATCACTTCAAACATCTCAAAGTAGTCTCGGCAGGTCACAGAGATCCAGATGCAGAAGGCACAACAGGTGTTAGTGGTACAAAGATGCGGGCGCATGCATCTAACAACGATTATAAATCATTCAAGTCAGGTTTGCACCCAGACGCTTCTGATGAACATAGCAAGAAGCTATTCAACGCAACACGAAGCGGAATGGGTCTACAAGAAGACCAAACTAGATTATCTTTTGGAGCATTTTTAAATGAACAGAGAAGCAGTATTTAATCAACTGAAAGAAGATGAAGGAGTAGTGTATGCAATCTATCTCGACCATCTCGGGCTCCCAACCTTTGGCGTCGGCCATCTTGTCCTTAAAAGTGACGAGGAATTCGGAGCATCAGTTGGAACAGCAGTTACTGAAGAACGAGTCAGGTCATGTTTCG